CTCAGGTGGAATATTTTTATTTATACAGATGCAAACTGTTGAACAATAGATAGCAGTTTGTTTTTCTCTGCAGTTACAATAGGGTCAAATCCTGATGCACTTGCAAGGATACCCTCGCTATTACCATCTCACTTCTAATATCTTAACACCACCCCTTACCTAAAAAATTTACAAATTGAAAAAAAAAAAAAAAAAAAAAAAAAGAAAAAAATTTAGTTGAAAATTAAATTATTGAAAATTAAATTAAAAGTCCGCGCCCCCCTTTCGGGGGGAACGGCTTTCGGCTATCCTCGCTCCTCTTGGATCTTTTCAATAATGGCTTTCATTTCCACCATTCGTGAGTCAGAGTATGTGTAGCCTTTATCTAAGAACCTAGTAATCCCAAGCGCCGTAGTAGTTGTTCCCCCACCAAGGTTGATCTTGTAATCAGCAGGTAACTCGTAAAAGAAATTTAGAACTGGGTTCTTTGCAAGAAATTGTTTTTTGATTTCTGCTACCACTATTGCTTCTGCTGCCTTATTGCTTTTAGTGATTGCCTTAAATTCAGCAATATCAATCTGATTAACCTCCACAACGGCAGTCGGTTGGTTTCCATAAACTACCTTGCCTGCTAGTTCGAGACGCGATGTAAAAGTTGGAATACCAATTTCGTAGAAGGTAGCAAATTTATATTCACCACTCTTGCTTGAGCGTAAATATGTATTTCCTTCTAACTCTACTTTGAAGTAGTTAGTCATTTCTTACCTCTCCTCAACCTGCTCCCTGCAACTTGATACCCTAAGGGTAACACACCTTCCTGACATTTGCAAATCGAGTGTTCCATAATGTGGAACTCTGGAAAATTTTTTTCCCTATACTTAAAAAATTTACAAACTTTATCCGCGCATATTTTAATTTTTTTGAAACCCAAGAAAGCCCCCAGCCTCTGCGCACTGGGGGACTAACTCGGTGGGGCTAAGCCACTAAGCGGTAAAGGTAAAGCCCGCTGTGGTGTGGGCGGTAGTCCCTGCAATCCTCTAAGCACGGCTCACACACCTCCACGAGAGACTTAAGCGGGCGTGTTGTATTGTAACTAATGCGCTCGTATCCCTGTAATTCATAAGTTGCTACTACAACTTTTGCAGAATCTCCGCAAGTCTCGCAAGTCTCTAATTCATTCATTATTGCCTCTCCCTCAACCTGCTCCCTGCAACTTGATAAATCAAGCATACCACACTTTCCTGACATTTTTAACATTTCAAGAAAACCTGTAGCACTAAAAAATTTACAAATCAAATCGAAAAAATTTAGTTGAAAATTAAATTATTGAAAATAAGTAAAGCCCCCCCACCTTTTAGTGAAGGGACTTCCTTATTTGTGAAACTTAAACCGCGTACTCGAGGTACTCGTACTCAAATGTATCAGAGACATTCTTGTAGATCTCCTCGCCAGTAGTCTCGTCATAATTATCAAGTTCACGCATAATTATTTCTAAACCGCTGTCATTTAGTTCAACCGAGACTACGTCACTCTTATCCGCTCCCGTAATGAAATTAAAAGGTGCTTCGGTAGCCCATTTAATTAGTGAGTCGGTGGTTGCGAATAGTTGATTCTCGCACTTGATAATGTCTGCCCAGTAGACTGCCATTTTGTGTCCTCCCTCAACCTGCTCCCTGCAACTTGATAAATATATTGTCTCACACTTTCCTGACATTTGCAAATTAGAAATCTCATAATGTGGAACATCAACTCGTACCTAAAAAATTTACAAACTATTTATCTAGTCTTGAAAAATTTTCTAAGTTTGATTATTAAAATAACCGCGAGTGAAAGATATATAGTCCGCGCTGGTAATTCTAAATCTATCCAATAAGTCTCAAGTTCAAATCCATTATTGTTCAGCGTAAACTCTAACCATAATAAATATTCCACTACTTACCCCTATTCACAAAACAGTATTGACAAACCCAACCAAAATCCTGTAAGTCAGTATCCAAATCCTCACAAGTGCAAATTAAATTCATCATTAGTTTTCCTTGTACCAATTATCTTGCTTTAATATTGTTAAGTTAAGTGCTACACCTACACAAACTATCCCGAATATAAATCCTGCAATAAAACTAATCAAGTTCATCACCCCTGCGTAACTTCCCATTGCTCCATAGGGGTTGGGTCATAACTATCAAAGCACCTACCGCAGACTAGGTGCTGTATGCCCCGTGCGTAAGAGTTACCTGCATTAAGGTCTTTCAACTCCTCGGCAAGGAAATCAGATTGACATACATTACAAGTATCGTAGGAAATCTTAAATCCCATTTCACCTGCTAGTTTTTCTACAATTACTGATAAGTCGAATAAGTTTTGCGCGTGGGATTCACGCTTTTCAGATTCAATAGGGTCACTACTTAATTGCTGTGCCCAGTAGTTAGCATCAGTCCAAGCGATGCTAAGTGCGGTAACCATTTCTGTTGTTAGATTCATAGAGATAGCATACATCACTACCCTGACATTTGCAAATCCACCCGCGCTTACTTAAAAACCCGGTCCCCTAAAAAATTTACAACTCCCAGATAAAAAGAAAGAGGCGCGAACGCCCCTGACTTTTAGGTTCTTATGCGTCCCAACCAACCAGTTCGCCCTCAAACGCAGCGTCCTCGTGTAGAGGCGCGCTTGCGGACTCGCAGCAGCATTTAATGAAATTGCAGTCGTCACAGCCTTCCTCATAGTCAAAGTCAAAGTCAGCCGCGTGACGCAGATCAAGCACGCGATCGTAGAAATTGGCATTCTCCAAATCTGCATTCCAAAGGGTTGGGGCAGAAGCGGACTGGACGTACGAGATTTGGCTCTCGCTGGCGACTGTGGTTGTAATCATAGAGATAGCATACATCACTACCCTGACATTTTCAAAACTACCCTGACAATGCGCCACACCTGATCGCTAAACAGAATCACACCCCATAGGGTTGTAAATTTTTTAGGGAAATAAACCCAAAACCAAAAACCCCCTGAGATTTTCAGGGGGCTTGGGGTAATTTTTATGGGTTAGTAGTTCTCGTTCACCCATTCAATAATTTCGCTCATTGTGTCCGCGCTACGAGCGACCGCGATAAAGTCCGCGTCCTCTAGTAGTAGATTACCTGAAACCGTAGTTTCGCCCTCTACAACACTAAGTACGACTCTTAAGTTCAGGGTAGATAATAGTTGTCCTGTGTTCATTTTCTCACACCCCCTCTACTACGGCTTTAACGTAATTAACCGCGTCTATTGAGTAACCGCCAATGTGCCAATCGTATTGCCCGAAAGGCGTGCCCATTTCGTATTGTTTCCAATCGTAAATAGTTGCGTAAGTAAGTTTGTAAGTGTTCACGTCCATAAATTCAATAACCCATTCCGCAGAAACTTTTCCGTCAGAAACGGTGTGATCATTAATATCAATTAGGTACGGTAGCCCGAACTTTTCTACAAGTGTGTCGTATGTAGTTACTACAACACCGCGTAGCCCACTACCGTTACAAGTACTTTCGTTATCTGTTTTGTAAGATAGTTCCGAACCATCTACTGTAATTGTTGAAATCATTTTGTCCCCTCCCAGAAACTGTCGCCCTATTTGGGCTATGGATACATTGTACCACACTAACCTGACATATTTAACCATAACCTAATACAAGTGTGTTAGCGAGCCTTGGTCTGCAATCATTGTTAGTTATTTGTAGTCAGGCTGGCTTGCCTTTTCCGTTCACTAACGACCCGTTACCCGTTTATCCTCGGCACTCGCTAACTCACTCTATTTAGTTACAAAACCATTGTACCACACTAACCTGACATTTTTAGACAGGCATTAAACTAATGTCATAAGTGTCTAAGCGTTCACGAAAGTTAGCCCCATGTACCTTGTAGCCAACTTCTATTGCTTGATCTATAACCTGATCAGCAGTTACCGCATCAAGTTGTTCTACCAAACTTAGTAGTTCTACTTCGGCATTTCCATTAAAACCATAAAAAGTTACTTTGTATTTTTTCACTTTGTTTTCTCTCCTCTCTGTTAAAACCATTGTAGCATATCTCCCTGACATTTTTAACCTAGGTAGAAACCGCGCCAACTATGTACCCCTAAAAAATTTACAACAATTTGGAAATGAAATATCCCCCCGGCCAAGTTAGCGCGGGGAGATATCTCTCTTAACTACTCGGCGTTAAAGTAGTTAATAGTTATTGCCTCGATACGGTGTTGCGCGTGCCCGCCTAAAATGTCTGCAACTTTCTGCAAACTGTGTGCTTCGAAAGTGTAGGTAGTTTCACTAATCGTTACTGATACGCCCGCGATATTGCTATCTGAAATATTTACTAGCATTTTATATTCTCTCCCTTTTCTGCTGTGTTCCAAGAATTTATTGACAATAAACTCCACTCTGAATTACTTAGGTCAAGCGTGATCTCCTCCGCGCTATCAACGTGAAAGAATATCTGATCGTCAGGCACTCCACTAGGCGTGTACTCAAACTCGCCTTCGTCGTCCCAGTCCGAGCCCTCGCAGGAAATATATACTTCCTCTACCTCGCTACCTTCGTAATTAAAAGATATTGTGCAGTACGCGCCAACTAGATAACTCATAGGGTTACTCACCTTCCTTTGCTAAATAGTCTGCTAGTTCTGTGATCAAGCCACTAGTCAGTATGTCAAAACGATTTTGAATTTCGTCAAGGCTAAGCCCAAACTCAACGCTTACTGAAAGCACCGCAATAACGTGTTCGTTGGCGGTGTTATTCAGGTTTGGGTACTTAGCATTATCTAGTGCCGTGTATGCCTTTACAAAATCTTGTGTGTTTAGGTTTCCCATTCTTACCTCTCCTCAAGTTACTCCCTGTAACCTGATAAAACCATTGTAGCACACTAACCTGACATATTTACATAAACTATAAAACCGCGATATATATTTCCGCGCTTAAAAAATTTACAACAATTTGAAAATAAAATATCTCCCTACCTGTCTTAGCGTAGGGAGATATTTATTAGGGAGATTACTCGGTAATAAGTTTTACATATTCATTCTGGTAAGAACACGCTAGCCAAGCCTCGCTATAATCCTTCTTAAGGATATCCCTGTCAATGTCGGTACGAGTAATAGTTTTTACTTTCACTCTATCCGCGCCATTGATAGTGCCTGTCTCGGCTTCTCCTAGCAATTCAAGAATTGCTTTCTTAGCCTCTTGTTCTTGTTCTTTAAGTACCGCGATAGCCTTACGCGATTCTTTAAGTGTTGCAATTAGTTCCTCAACGTTAGTGCCGTCAAGAATTGCAACGTTGCTTGTAACAACAACTTCCGTTGTTACCTTTCGAGTAATGGTGCTGGTCATAGTAACCACTTGCCTCTCTGTGTCTCTCGCCCTATCTGGGCTTGTAAAATCATTGTAGCATATTAACCTGACATATTCTAATCGAGATAAGCGAGCGAGTTGCCCCCCTACTTAAAGTAAGCAAGGGGGCTTCTCCGCGCTAGTTACTTAAACCGTGCCCAACGTGAACAAGTCTTGTTTCAACTTCGCCTGTCTCTATCCCCCAGCCATTGGCTAGAAACTCGCGTGCTTGTTCCTCGTCGCCAACGTTTAAGTGTGTTGAGTCAATGGCTACTGTTTTAATTACCTGAAACTCGTATCTCATAATCTCTCCTATCTGATAATTGCTATCTGCAACTTCATTAAAATCATTGTAGCACACTAACCTGACAATATTTAATCGGTGCCCCACATTGTGGGATCGAGCCTCTACCTAAAAAATTTACAAACGTTAGCCGTAAAAAATTAACAAGAATATAAAAAAGCGAGTGTGCCCGTAGGCACACCCGCTAATTTTTAACCTAGTTCGCAGGGTTCGAGATGTCCTGATCCATTAAGTTCTGCGTCCATTGAGGCGATTAACCCGTGCCCGTTATCGAATATCATAATTGGCGCAAAGTTATTTCCCTCCCAACCTAGTATCTCTAGTTCAGAATCGGTAAGGTGACGAACCTCAATGAGGCGCGCACCGATAACGTCTTTACAAAACTCCGCATAAAGCACGAACGGAGATTCAGTCTTGTCGTCTAGTGCCGTCATAACTACACCTCTACTCTTTCTTTTAGCGGGTTGTCAGCGGTTAAACCAGTCGCGTTGCGATATAACTTCGCGCCGTCTCTCCAGTCTACCCAAAAGCCGTCCGAGGTAATCTCTACTAGATCTCTGTAAACATCTTTCATATGGATAAGGCACGCCGTAACCACCGCGTCATAAGGCTTACCCGCGGTCTTGCAAAAGTTAAAGCCTTGATCTCCACTAGCCATATAAAAGGTTTCGTGTGAGTCTTTTCCGTACCCGTTAAAACTGACCACAAAGTTATCTGCAATCCAGCCGTTTAATTTCTTGCCGTGACCGTCTGCAATTTTGTAACCCTCGCGAATTGCATTTTCAATAATGCGAACCACGCCTAAAGAAAACATTTCAAAAAGTAATGCGTCATCACGGCTTGATTCTACTTGTGTATAATAATGAGTATATCCCATTGGTAATCCTCTCCGTAAGTCTCTCTGACCTACGTTGTAAACATTACACCATAACCCTGACATTTGTCAAATTGAACGCAAAACTATTTTTTCCAAGTATCTAAAAATTTTATTTTTTCCTACCTAAAAAATTTACAGATCGGATATGTCTGTGGATATTGATAAAACCAATTGGTTATTAACAAGATCTAAAAAATAATTTTTAGGTAATTCCTCGTTGAGATATTGGATTGAGAAATCAGCCAAAACGTAAAGATCATCTAACAGTTCCTGACTAGCACCGTTAAGAAACTTTGGCTTATCAGCGTTCCATACATCTATAAGAATATCGTATCCGTGCTTAATTGCTAACTCGACTATCGATATATCAAACTCGACAGGACTAGACAGGTTACCGTCTAACCAAACTCCGCAACTTGAGTCCGTTACCTCTATCAAAACTAACTCCTAGTCCTAACCTTATCCGTGCCGTTAATGCTACAAGACAGACTTTAGTAACTCTTTAGCGGTCTCTATCGCGTCGTCAAGTGTGTCGCACACTACGCCGTCAGGAATGTCGTCATTGTAAACTTCGAACCAGTTATTGTTGTGGTAAATCTGGTAACCTAAGTTTACGCAGACTTGCTTTAGTAAAACGTGCAAGTCTCTATCCGTTTGGATACCTGCCTCCTCTAGTCTATCCGTGTATCGGATAACCGTTGCACCGCGTTCTACTAACTCACCGTCTACAATTTCGGGGATAGATAAATACATCTCGCCGTTAGCCACAACGTAGAGAGTATTCTCGCCGTTCGTGACCCTTGCTATGTGTGTTTCCCCTTCTCCGTAGCAGTAGAACTCTGAACTTTGACGGGTGGTATCCACGCCCTTTTCCCAAATAACTTTAGTTTTCATTATTGCGCGTCCTCTGCAAAATAATGCCCTGCGGTAGCCACGCCATTAAAAGTGCTAACCACAATGTCGCATACAAAATCCATTTCTTGCTCTGGAAGGTGGTCAGAGAGATAAGTAATTAAATTACTTTGTAACTGTTCCTTAAGTTCGTTTAGTGTGTTTAATCCCATTACGCCACTTCCTCAATGACACAAGCCGAGAGAATGTCTGACCGAATTAGGTCTGACAATTCATCATAAACAATGTCCTCTAGACTTTCTCCGAGGTCGTAATTGTTCCAGTCGATTACTAACTCAATTACTACTTTAGTTTTTTTCATTTTCTACCTCTCCGCGCAAGTTACGATTTGTACCTTGCCCACTTAATAAATTCATTGTAGCATATTAGCCTGACATATTTTGTCTATTTGTTAAATCTCTTTAACAATTTCTTGAAACATAGAATCTAAAACCTTTTCGTAAAGATCTAATAGTTCCTCATTAGTTAAGCCGTGCTCAACTTTAGGTAGCGTGTAGGTCTCTGGCTTACTCTCTGGCTGGTAACCGCCAGTAGCCCACGCAAGTCCTGCATATCCTTTTTTAATTTCATCATTGTAGTTAGTCACTACGCACTCTCCAGTTTCTCTAAAGTCACTCTCTGCAACTTCATAATTCATTGTAACATATTAACCTGACATATTCTAATCCGACTAGCCCGCACACCTGAGACCAGATATGCGGGCTAAAGGCTTGGCTAATCAATAACTATCGACCAACTGCCGTAATAATCAGAAATTATCTGACCTTTATAAATCTCTAAAACTTCCTCCATAACTTTCGCTACGCGTGCATGCACTCTGTATGCATAAGCATAATCGTTACGGTCATAGCAATCACTCATTCTGTCGTTGCACAGATCAATTTCAGTATGAGCGCAACCCAGAAACAGAGCCGCACCCTTTGCGTTATTTATAATAAGTGTGTTGCCCTCAAGATCCCATAAGTCTTTTTCATACTCTGGTTCATTATTGTAGTTATCACATGCTCCGTCTAAGTCTTGTGCGGTTCTCTTTGTTACCTTAATTAGTTTCTGCATTATCTACCCCTCAACCTCGAGCCAACTTGGCTACAAGAAAGATATTACACTATCTCCCTGACATTTGTCAAATAGAGTTAATTTTTAATAAATACCTAAAAAATTTACAACAGGGGTTTTAGAAGGAAAGATAAATCCTGTCGGGTGCGGTTGGAACACTCGCTGGAAGGACGAACCCTACGAAAGGGACGCACCCGACAGAAACTTATCGGTTAACTAACGGCTTGCATTAGTTAGAGCAGTAGCACACGCCTTACCAATCTCGGTTGAGGCTTGCGCTGGTTCTAAGATACCACCTAGAACAATGGCTTTACTATTGGAACACAAAAGTCTTGCCGTTGATGAATTACCAAAAGGTATCCACAGAACAGCCACGCCGTTCTTGTTGCAACTATCAAGTGCCCGTTGAACTTCCTTCTGTTCTTGCCCTACGTACTCACCGTCAGATACAATGACAAGGAGTCTTGCCCCCCTACCGTTCAGCAAATTGAGGCTTCCGTCAAGTGCTTTAAAACCCTTGCCGAATACTTCCGTGCCGTCTTGTGCAGAATAGACTCGAACACTCTCCAAGTGCTCTCCGGGCTTAAGGGTAGCAAACACGTCGTTACCGTAATAAACCATTGCGCACTTGCCTTGAACACGGCGAACCGCTTCCGACATAACCCATGCCGTTGTTGCCATCGGTTCCATTGCCCCAGACATTGAACCGCTGATGTCTACCATCACGCCGACCGTTAACGTTGGATCATCGGTATGCTTTCTTACCGTCCGTTGCCAAGGCTCTATCGGAGTCATCACGCCTTTACTTTTCATAGCCGTGCCTTGAACTAATGCGCGAGTCCGCAATCGGCCGGGTGGCAGTGAACTTTTTATCTCCACCGCATCGCGCTCACGGTACTTTGCACGCTCTAGCATCTGAGAGATTTTAACTGAGGCACGCCGTTCATCTGCCGTAGCCCTACGCTCATTTAATAACCTACTACTAGTCTTTGAATCTGCAGGCCCCGTAGACTTACTAAAAACTTCTGAGGCTATCTCTTCATTACGCTTCTGATCTTTTGCTGTCTTTGATCTATTGTCAACAACTTCTTTCCACTCTTCTTGCTCCTCGGCATCAGAGATCTCATCGTTAATAGAGACTGCAACCGTGCCTGCAACTTCTTCTAAAGCATCTAACATTTTTTCTAAGAAATCAGGACTTGCCCCTGAAGAAGTTTTATCTTTTTCTGGCTCTCCTTCTTCATCATTCTCTGCACCCTTAAGTAGTTCTACCCACTCTGTTAGTAATGGATACACCGCACTCAAATCTGAGTGGATGCTGTGACTTTGAAACCTACGAGCAATGTCTTCTAACTTTTCTACAAGTTCATAACCTAAAAATTCTTGAACTAATAAATAAAGTTCTTCCACTTCAGAATATTTTAAGACTCCTGTAGTAACACGAGCATTGACTAAAGCAACTAACGCTGATGCAGACTCGATATCAGACGATGTAGCAAAAATTTCTTTTACATCTTTAAGAACAATTTCCATAATGCAACTACGTAATAACAGTATTGAGTCAGGGTTAGTTATTAGTCCAAATGACTCAATGCGCGACTCTTCTAGCAGTATAAGAACTTTAAACTCTTCTGGGGTCATCTCTTTACTAACTTTTTCCATATTGTCTGACCACTTAGAGAATCGAGCATGGAATGCCTCGTGCAATACCGCGCCTACACCTTTAGCGTAAGCATACTGAGTACTTTTTTTAGTTAAGTCACCAATCATTTCTGGTGTTGTTCCTTTACCAAAAGCAATCTCTACGTTTACTTCAATTTCTGAAAGACTAGGTATGTAACATGCTGGATGATCTCCACCTGCTCCCGGTCCTACATAAGAAACTAAGTCAAAACGACCTGCCCAGATGTTTGCTAGTTCTGAAATCTGAGAACCAACTCGTAACCATTCACGAGAGGTAGTCCCACTTCTGTGTTCTGTATTTTTAAAATGTCCCATTTGTTTAAGTCCTTCCTGACTAAGATTATTGTATCTTACGCCCTAACTAAATGCAAATCGAGGGGAGCATCTTGTGAATGCTCACCCCCGACCTGCTCAACCAAGATCAGGGAGAGGTTAGATCTTGGCTGGTCTGCACTCGTCTCCATACGCACGAGTCAGAATGTCCGCAACAACGGGACGATCCATCTCGGGAGATGCAGCGAGTAAGTTAGAGATAGCAAACTGTGTACCGAACACAGTTGCGATGTCGCGGAATGCTAGAAGTTCACGCATCTGTGGGGCCCATGAGGTCTCTCCAGATAGTTGCTTCTTTGCTAAATTCTGCGATGCAGTTACTAGAGTTGTTGGTACTCCAAGTTTGCGCGCTAAGTTCCAGTCAGTTGTCATCTCTGCCTGAACTGTAAAGCGAGATAGCAATGCTTCTGATAACCGAACTCCCGGAGCATTTGGATTAGTAGCCGCAATTACGTAGAAATCTGGGTGAGCCTTGACAGTTCCGCGCTCTGGGTTAGCAGTCACGTTTATCTCTCGTCTACCATCCATCAATCCATAAACTACTGATAGAACTTTAGGATCAATCAACCCAACTTCATCGATGAAATATACTCCACCAGATTCTGCTGACTTAACTAGATCTCCATCTACCCATTCAAAACCACCTGAAGGGGTCTGAACATATCCACCAATAAGATCTGATACTTCTGTATCTCCAGTTCCCATAATTGTGTATAGGTCTTTGTTAAAAGCAGCCTCGACTAGTGCAGTCTTTCCACAGCCGGGAGCGCCATACAAAAGTGTAAACATAGGTGAACCACTATTTGTTGCTACAGCCTTAGTTGTATTTTCACGAGCCATACGTAAAGCCATAACATCTTTATGGTCACCCCACGCACGAGCGTGATATAGATCCCCGTTGGGACGTAGGTACGTATCTTCACTATCCAAAACTACTGCTCCCACTACATCTTTTGGTTTACGAGGAGCACGTGCTGAACCTGATGCTCTTTCCACAAATCGCCCTTGAGGCAATACCTTAGAGTTTAATCGAAGACTTGCATCCTCTATTCCAATTTGGTTAATTGTGTCGTAAATATAATCTGCTGGACTTTTATCACTACCTTCTATTGGTAGATCTATAAAAGGATATGTTTCTTTAAAATTCATTAGTTTCTCCCTAAACTACTTCTTTAACATTGATTAATTTTGTAGGAAATTTCATAGCAATGCGCGATTGATTGATCCTATGGATCACCTTGGTAGGTGTTTTACGTGAGGCAATGTCATCTAAATCTTTTTTAGATACTTCGACAACTACTACTGTATTGACTAATTTATATTTACTATGTAACTCTGAATATTTTTGAAGATGTTTAAAAGTGTTGTCACTAATATACTTAATTCTGTCAGTGACATAAGTATCTGTATCAGTAATAGTCTCTGTGGCGCTGGTAGTTGCCTTTAGGCGCATAGTCACCCAACGGCGCTTTTCCTTGTGGGTATATATTTGACGGCGCAACACGCAGGCAGGAACGTAACTTCCATATGTTGTGTACCCATCAGGTGTAAAAATGATTTGAATAGTCTCGCCACTACGCGCATACTCGTAGTATGTGGCGTAGCCTTGAATTGTCTTAGTTGAATCTAACATTGGGTCCTCTCTCCCTAGTGCCACTCTGACACTAAATTTATTATCTCATATAACTGCTACTTATGCAAGTCCTCTTGTTTTATACCTAAACGATTGAAATGTTCGATGAATTCATCAGTAAGATCTCTACCCTGCTCTATGCAGTCCGAGATAACCCGCGCACACAGTGGCTTGTTAATCTCTTCAACTAGATCCAGTAGCGCCCAATCAGAATCAATCCACTCTTGTGTATCGATAATTGTTAGTCCTGATGCATTACCAAAATTTCCATCTTTTGCAAAATAACTTAATTCCATTTTTCTCCTAAAAAATTTACAAATCAACTTACTTAAAAAATTTACAAAAACTGTAAAAGTTTGAGTGGGGGTTTCCCCCCACCCTTGCCCCTAAGGGCTCTTAGACTGTCTGCAAGAAATCGTAACTGCTGGATGTCTGAGTGGCTAACCACGCTTCAGTATAGAGATTCTTTAGCATCTCCATATCAGTTCCAGTGCGACCACGAGTCACCAAGCGTAGTCTTTCGACACCCTCGATCGTGCCAACCTGAGCGTCCCCTAGGACTTCTCGTAGTTGAGAGTCGATCTCTGCCTGAGCAAGTTTCAGGGTCTTAATGGTCTCCTTTATGGAGTTGAACTCTTGCATTAGCCCTAGCGCATTAGTTGCGTCTAGTTCCTTTGCAAGTTGAGTACTTTCGATTGTAGTTACAGTTGTAACTTTTGCAGTTTTCACTGGTGGGTAGTGCTCCTCTCGCCTTACTGCGTTGATGACTTATCAACTACATTTATTGTAACATATTAGCCTGACATATTTGAATCCTAAGATTCGTGACTATCCATCCCCTCGACTCACGTCGAAGGTGATGTAGTCGAGGCAGTCGATAACCGCCCTGAAACCTTTTCCTCAAGCCACTCTACAAATTCTGACAGGTACTGATCTATAAGATCGTCATCATGAGCCTCTTTCTCAAAGTCATCGCGAACTGTCTCTTTGAATTCCTCCCACTCCTGCAACATGTGTAACATTACACCACCTCCCTGACATTTGCCAAATTGAACTCGGAGTACATGTTGTAGAAGTCATATGCCATTTCATCAAAGGATTGAAGGTGGCTATTGATTCCAAGGGAATCAAAGGTTCCTTGATTCTCATCGGTCCAGCCAACGGCCAACTTTGTTAAAAGTTCGAATACTTCCAGTAGAGTATTTTCTATTTCTAAATTTTTCATGGTGTTTGTTATTTCCTCTCCTGCGGATGTCTCTCACCCACATGTAGTACATTACACTACTTCCCTGACAAAAGCAAATTGGACCCAACACCGTGTCTCAGCACGGAATTATTGGATCCAAATTTGTATTTAGTTATTACTTAAGAACTACTAACTTTTCTTTTGACTTCTTTATGGTATTTCCACTAACTGGCAAATCCGTTGCGGATAGTTCTTTTAAAATGTCAAAAGCGTTTTGAAACTCTTCAATAATTTCTTCGTAACCTTGTTGATCAAACAACTCATCGGTTTCATATCTGTAAACACTCTTCATGTTAATTACTTTCATTACTGCTAAAAAGGTCAGGCCGATAATTGCCACCGTGGTAATCACGCCTGCCGTAAAGATAATCGTCTCATTCATTTTGTGTCCTTTCATCTACAGCCGAGGCCGTTTGGTCATCGTACTATCTTCCGTCACGCCGTGTCAACTTTTCTTGCCGAAGTTACCGTGGATGATCTGAGCAAAGGTCTCATCTACTTCCTCATCGTCTTCCGTTAACCGTTGAAGTGTTTCGACAATGTGCTCGCCTTCATGACCTTCTGGGTTCTCGGAAAACTCCTCTAACTCGATATCACCGTTGTCATTAACAGTTCCTATCATGGTGTAGTAACGGCAGCCGTTACTAACGGTGTATGAGTGCTTGCCCTCTTCGTTTATAAACATGCATCCGTCTTGGAGTACTGCGTGTAGAAGCGAGCCGTTCTTTATTATGTGTGACTCTCCGTCATCAAAGTTAAAAGTAAACATGAAAGTATTATTACACACCGTACTGACATTTCCAACACTGGCCCCGTTACCTAAAAAATTTACAAGCCCGCTGCGATTGGATCCAATTTATCTTTTAGTTAATACTTCCAGGCCCGCTGCGTGATTATTTATACACGGTTAATTCTAAGTATGTACGGTTGAGGATTTATGTGAACATTACTGGCTATTGGTCTTGCCGTTCTTTACCCTTGCTCACGCATCATTTCGTCTAGTTCCCTAAGGTTAAGTGCTGGGTCATTCCAGAGAACACCATCACCAGTTGCACCGACTAAGTGATTCTTTGCAAACGCTTTGTACGGACTTGCCTTTGAGCCGTGCTTACTCATAAACATAACCACCTCTCGATGTGATCGCTCGTCATTATCTATCCACAAGGACACATTCCAAGTTTCGTAATTGGCCCAGCCGTTGTACCCGTTGTTGTCGTGATCGCTCATTGTTGCTCCTTCCGCTTAGCCCCTTGCTAAGTCACTTGCTCATTGTACGGTACTAACCTGACAATGCTCGACATTGACCATGACAAATCGGGCAACCGAGCCGTTTATGAACCTTATAAAAAGGCAAAGAAAAGACCCCCCGAAAATACTCTAAAATATCTTGGGGGGTCTCCGCATCAGAACGGAGAGGTAGTGATGAGTACATGCTAGCGAAAAGGCAAGCCGTTGTCAAACTCCTAAGGTGTCAGCCTTCGGGTAACTCTTTGCCGTTAGTCTTAATAACTTAAGTAGTTCTCTCTTATGCTTCTTGTCATCTGGCATTATGTACAAATACCTGTGCTTGCCTTCCCGTTTAACGGGTTTCCAGTTTTTGCTTGCCGCTATTGCTGGTGTAGTGTTCACGCCGTTTTGTCTTGGGTGGCGCAAGCGGTTGGTCTCATCTAGGTAGAAGGTCGCCTTACCAGACATGCCCGTGTATAGCGCATTAGTAGCCTGATAGATCACGCCGATATGCCCTTGAGTCGCATCGGCAAAAGAAATTACAGCGTTGTAGTAAGGCCTGTCTATTTTCAGTTGCTTCAGGGCTCTTACAATAAACCAAGATTCCGCGTTTTTTGGTATCCGATCCAGTAAAACAAGCCTATGTAGTTCGGTTACAGACCTTTTATACTCGATTCCAAAGATACTTGCGCACACATTTTCGCTACAAGGGGTGGCAAATGCACATACTCCGACTAGATCCAAGCCGTCAAAGAGCCCGTAACACATCGGGCCGTTGTGGATTCCGTGGGAATAGTGGTGTTCTTTGACAAATTCCTTACCAACAGAGGAGTTTATCTTCTGGACAGTGTAGTTGGCCGTAGCCTTTCGCATGACTACGTCGGATTCCATGCCTAGATGTTATCAAATAACTATCCGTTTGCACAGGCCACCTAAAAAATTTACAAAAATCAGGATTTGACTTTACGTTAATTGTTTAATAGGCTAGTCACACTTGCCTATTAAGCAATTAACTGTGCCTTGCCAAGAATTTCGGCGGCTTTGTTTGCCCGTGCCGTTACTCTAACATGTTCTTCACGGTTAGAGGCTTTGGCTATGTCTGCGTAAAGTTCTTCAGTAAGTTCCTTTAGCGCATTGATTATGTCTTTATTCATCTTTTTTACCACTATCCGTTGAATCTTCAACTATGTGAGCCTCTTCTATGTCGTTATTCTCAAAGGCTGATGTAAGGCTTGCCGCTCCTGCTGCGAGCCGTTCTAATCTTTCTGCAATAACTACATGTGATGGGCGCAAGCCTTCAAGATCTAATGAAACATCTAGTTCCACGCCGCCTCGGACTCCAGCACGGTCAAGGATCTCGGTCGCAGCCTTGAGTCTTACTGGCTCAGACACAGCCGTTTCCATCATTTCTTCTAGTACATCAACTGCGAATGGGGCAGCCTGAATGATCCTGCGTCTTGCCCGTTCAATATCTTCCCCAGACTTACGCTGAGTCTTAAGATGTATCCGACATAGGCCGTCATCTTTCTTTCTCCCAGAAAACCACAACTGGCAGCGCAAGCCGTCGGACTTAACAATTCGGCAGCGGTTTGGTTGACCAAGCGGTTGCCGCTTATCACTCTTGGGTCCTCCATTTTCCTGCTCTTTTATGTAGGCTCTTGTCGCGCCGATAACCCAAGGGGGCACAATTCGGCAGGCCTCTTCATCAATTATTAAATCCAAGCCCGTTAAGTAATCAGAGTTATTATTTCTGGGATCCGTCAACAGTGGCTTCTTCTCAGACAAAGATAGGAGTCTGCGCTCTTTAGTTGATTCTTTGGATCGAGCCGATATCAACCCAGTTGGGTTTCCCGTCTGGTCATAGACCGCGTCCCAGTTAAGTTCACCCCGACGCAGGATTTGACGGTTTTCAAAAGTATCCTCACAGACACCGCGTTCGTGCTCCATGATGCCGATTGCAGAAAGGTCAGGACGAAGGTCTAGGGGGGTATCGAGACGAGGTTCTAAATCCTCTGGATCTCCCTCTAATTTCTTCTTAAAAATGTCTGACATTTTGCTCCTAAAAAATTTACAGAAAATCCCGCCGCTCTCACGACGGGACTTAACTGATAGTTATTACTACTGGCTAATCATTTGACCTGGGCAACCTTGAAGAGTACAAGACATTCCGCCCGTACTTAAAGACAGGTTCTTGATCATCATTCTCTTGCCGCAGAACTTACAAGGCTTCTGTTCATCCTCTGGGATGCTGCGGTCTGGGTTTACTCCTGGTGTGATTGCCATGCTAGTTTTACTTCTTTGGCGCAGCCTTTTTGGCTGCTACTTTCTTAGCAGGTGCTGCCTTCTTTGCGGCGGGGGCCTTAACTTCTGAAACCACAATCTGTAGATCTGGGGCGATTGATTCTGAGGCTAGGGAAGGTCCGCTGCGAGATCCCATCGAGGCTGAGCCTATCGAGGTAAGGACAGACATCACTGATGCGAATAGCGCAACAGCCATTGCGTTGACAAAACTTGCATCTAACATGCCAACTTGATTGGCTCCTACCATTGCAACAGTTGTCTGTGCAAATGTCTTTACTGCTCTTTCAAGAACAGCCATTAGGAAATCTTTTTCCAACATATGTATTTCTCTCTCTGTTTGTATTTTTGCCAGAAGTTATATTTTCTGACATACAACATGTTACGGAACATTTTATTGGGCGTGCAGAGACACTCCGCGTCATTTTTTACCTTTCATAAACAACAGGTAGATTCAAAAGTTGACATTAAACCTTTTAATCAATAAGTAATATGATGGTTTATTATAGAGAAAACAGAAGGCGATAGTTAAAAAACTACCGCCCGACAAACTGTTTCTAGGAGACTAAGATTCATCCTCTTTAAGTGAGTCATGATTTTCTATTAAATCGATCGCTTGGCGCAGACCTAAGGTGTAAAGAGTCTCATCGGAACCTTCATTCATTTTGTCCCAGAAGAGTCTTTTGTCTACTAGTTGATCGACTACAGAATTTTTCCACTCGGTCAAAGCCAGATCAATGACATCGACTACGTCATCAAAATTGATATTATCTTTAAGCATTGGTTCAAGGTTGGCATAAATCTTTGCAACCGTTTTACTCTTTGAATGTTTAAATTCCATTATACTATCCTACTTCAGACGTGCGACAGATTCCACAGAGTAGGGCATCAAACCCAGTTGCGTAATCCACTGCAATTTTATTTTCGGTGACAGGTACAGGTGAGAGATTGTCAGTTCCGCCACAGACATCACATTGGATATCAACTAACCATCTGGCAGTTTGATACTTATCTTGGGGCATGGCAGCGAGTCCTCGCATTAATGCATGAAGGGGTCCTGCACCAGTAGTTTTACGAAGGAAAGTTCTCGTATCCTCTACTTCTAAAACTGGACGAAAAGCCTTGCATGGACATTTCATACGAGAGGGTTCACAGAAATTATGACCAGCGTAGATCTTATGTCTGTAGGTACCATGACCACAGATACAAATTCGACCATCTCTGGGTCTTTTACTTATTAAGTCCTCATCGACCTTCTGGACTTCTTCCTTAGAAATACCAAAGGCTTCCAACGGGTCATTCATGGACGATCTCCATCTTCTTCGTATTTAGATACAATGTCTATAAATTGATTTTCCGTGGCTATTCTTTTCTCGATCTCCTCGATGAATGTCTCTGCCATCTCTTTTCTACGTGTCGCATCGATGCGCCTCACCGTTGTCATTGCCAAGCCAACCGAGATGTAGATAGTAAGAAACAGGAAGATGTAGTCATACCAATTCATGGGATTAAGAGTCTTTCTTTTCGCTAGCAAAAGAAGAGATAATAAGTAATCCTCCAATAGTATTTAGTACGTACTTAGGCCAAGTCTCTACTAGCATCCCTTGAATAATAAAAAGCATTCCAATAACAAACCAATTATTTCTATTTCCCATGATACTCATCCTCAATCTTTAATTCCTCTTGCTGAAGAATTTCCCCAACAGTATTCCATAATTGAATAACACTTAGGCTCTCCTCAAGAAAATCCTCCAGAGGCATGTCTTTAACTTTATCTGGATCCATCCCACCTTGAGCGACCATAAGGTCTGCAAGTTTTCCTATACTTCCTTTATAATACATTGAGAACTCCTTCTCTCAAATCTACACCCGTAAGTGTGTATAAAACCGTACTTATCATTATGTCTTTTCCTCTCATTTCCTTCTCCATTTGAGCCCAGATTACTGCCTTAGAAAACTATTGTCAAATATAGTACTACTAACTATACCACTATACTATGATTAACGATATCAAACTTAATTTCCAGTTAGCGCTGACACGAAAACTCTATATATAGACTTAATAATAGTTTCAACTTATAACTAGTGTATATAGTTTTTTAGTTATACTATCCAATTTTTCTCGCTCAAAACACATTTTCCCCGATAGTATACCCTCTTTTAACCCTTTCCCTGCATTTTCAAAACAGCCCCAAAAAATTCCCTTTTTTCGATACAATAACCCAAAATCTCCCCTCTTTTTCGTCTCATTCTTCTACCTTAAAAGAGCCCAAAAAACTCCAATTTTCCTATACAATAACTCCCTAAAATCTCTCCTCTAAAGGTCACACAATCCATACACTCTTAGTTTAAACTTCAACTACTTTTAGACTCAAAATACCCCCCTTTTCTCCCCCCACCGCCTCCTCAATTAGGGGGCGCGATTCCTTAAGGAGACAAAAGCAGGTAAGGGGTTTATGATAGGTATCTAGAATAGAGGTGACAAAAATGTCAATGATCAATTTTACGTCTTCAGATATGCCTAAAGCATATGCAGTAAAGAAGCCCGAAGAATCTGTTGCAGTTAGCCCTGTAGCAAAGAAGGCTCCAGCCAAGAAGAAGGCACCAGTTAAGAAAGTTCAAGTAAGTGAATAAGGATTCTTTAGTAGTACTTCTTATCCCCGCAGTAATTTTTCTTACTTACATAATTCTTATGCTAATTATCCGATGAGTCATGATCCGATGAGACACCAGCACTCCTATGACGAGATTGCATACAAGCAACTTATAGATACTTATTTTTTTAGATGTAATAATTGTCTATTTCAAAAATCAATAAAAGGTGACATAGTTAGGGCAATACAGTCTGCATACAAAAACAAGGTTAAAAATGAAAACTAGAGACACAGAGAAATAATGGAATTTATAAAAGAACACGAAGTTGATAGAGGTCCCATCATTAGATGGTTTGCTAATAAAGCAATGAACGTATCAAGTTGGCTTATAGATAAATCAGAGCCATATGCAGACATGTACACAGCCGTGTGGGATGAATACGAAAATGACATCTTATCTACCCCTCAGAATCAGATGGGCATATCTGATTCCTACACTGAGAGCAGTCCGTACAGGACTAGAAAAGAGATAAAAGAATCACTCTCTCTACCACAGTTTGATCACCTAACAGATGATCTACTTTAGTTTAGAAGGATCTAAATGCTAAATATTCATGACGCATTAATTGAACTGACATTAGCAGAGCAAGCTATTAGAAGAGTGCGCGATTTACATCAACCTAATTACGACAACGAATGCTCTTCATGTATAAGATGTCTTGACTATGACACAAGCGATCCAATTTGGGAACCTTATCCGTGTCCTACTATTAAAGCTTTAGATAATCTTAAGGAGTATTAATGATTGAACGCAAATCTATGGCATACTACAACGCACTAAATGATCAAGAGCGGTTTCTTGTTGATTCGGGGTGGAAAGATGCAGTTAAATCTGTTCTTACATATTGCGAAGATAAGTTAGATTACTGTGAAAAATTTCTTAATGAGTTTGAAGATGATGGTTTAGAAATAGATTTAACTAAAGTTCAAATCACAACTGCTCATCAAATATTCTCAGAATTAATAAAGGAGCTAACTAACTAATGAGTAAAAAATCTAAGCACGATAAGTTGTGCCCAAACTATGTTTGGCCATGTTGCTCATGGATTAATAACTGTCAGTGTCAATGCTTATGCAATTTTATAAAAGAAGTAAGATCCGATGAAAGAAAAAAACAAAAAGACAAAAAAGGAAAAACAAAAAATGATAACTAATTTTATCTCAGTAGGTACTCAGCAATTACTAATAGAGTTATTTAACGATAAAGATAATAAAGAAGTTCTCCATGATTTATCTAAATTATCCGAAGCAGAGCAGTGCGCAATTAGAGAACTGTTAGATGAGTCAGGGTGTTAGGGATAAAGATGAGCGTTTAGTATTATTTTTATATAAGTTGTTTCTTCATTTGGATTTACTTCTTTAGGTTGTCTTTTAGAAGTAGAACGTGGATATAGGATATAGATTTATTTGACAGAGTTGAGATAAGTTTTAGTTATGTTTAGGAAATTAAATTAATGGTTGCATCAAACTTGTCAGATATTCCTGAATCTAAAGTTGATTTCTGTCCTTGCAATAGATGCTCGGTGGCAAGAAAACAAGGTAAACAAGAAGCAGAAGTTAGAGTCACAGAACTACTAAATAAGATTTCTCGGCTAGAAAAACAAATTTACAATGCTGAAGGCTATTGCGAGATCTCAAAGAAAACCTGCGGAATATGTCCAATGAAGCAACTTTGCATAAAGACAGGGCAAACAAGTTAATGCTAAAAAATAAAGCAATTATTGTTGATATTGATGGCACTATAGCTCATTATGACCCAGAAGTTAGAGATCCATATGACACAGACTTTGAGAAGATTATCCAAGATTCTCCAGACAGAACAGTAATTAAAGTGATTGAATCACTCTTCCACCAAGGACATACAATAATCTATGTAACTGGTAGAAATGAAGAAACTGAAGAGGCAACTAGAGAATGGTTGCGTCTGTTTGCTCCTCCTTACGCTTATCTATATATGAGAAAACGTAATGACTACCGTCAAGACTCCGAGGTAAAGAAAGAAATATATGAAACGCATATTGTCAATCACTTTGATGTGCTTTGTGTTTTTGATGATCGTCAGCAAGTCGTAGACATGTGGCGCGAGATCGGACTTGTTTGTATGCAAGTTGCTCCAGGAGATTTTTAGTGGATAGAAAAAACGTAAGTCCTAAGTAAAATAAAGTAATTTTAAACAGGAATAGGTATTTATATGCAGTCTGAATTTAATCAATACGCCTACCCATACTCAGTAGATCAGAGTATTTCTCAGAACGAAAAATTGTTTCAAATTTTAGAAAAACTTCAGAGTATTATTGATAGCATCAAAGTACGAAAAGAATCTGAACAGTTTATTTATGGAGTACGAGCAAGTATGGATGTCATACTTATTGAAATTAAAGGGAAAAGTAATCCAAATCAAGAGAGTATTTCTTACTCCGAGTAAATACCCCTAGCGTTCTACTGCTAGTATTCTAAATCTAACGCAAATACCCCCTATCAAAAAAGGTAAACCTATGTCTAATTCAATGTTCTCATTCCGTCTAAACGAAGAATTTGTATCTTCTTACAAAGATAAAAAAGCTCCGTTTGGTTATAGAGATGCAGCCGGGAACTCAGTAGGCGAGATTACTTTCTTACGTACTTACTCACGTATTAAAGAAGATGGCACCAAAGAAACATGGGTGGATGTCTGTGTGCGCGTTATCAATGGCATGTACTCGATTCAAAAAGATCATTGCAAAACATCGCGTCTTCCTTGGTCGGATACTCGCGCAGCAGCTTCAGCTAAAGAAGCATTTGATCGCCTATTTAATTTGAAGTGGACACCTCCAGGTCGTGGACTCTGGGTTATGGGAACTCCACTAGTTAACGAGCAAAAGAACTCTGCAGCACTTCAAAACTGCGCGTTTGTTTCAACGCGAGAGATGACAAAAAATGATCCAGCAAAACCATTTGCATTCCTTATGGAAGCATCAATGCTTGGCGTTGGTGTTGGATTTGATGATCTTGGAGCAGATAAAGACTTTATTATTTATAAGCCAAAAGAAGATGTGACAACTGTAGTAGTTGCAGATACTCGCGAAGGTTGGGTAGAGACAACTTCACAGCTTATTAATTCTTACCTAAAAGCAGATCAACCAACATTTGAATTTGATTACTCGCTTGTTAGACCAGCTGGCGCACCAATTAAAATCTTTGGTGGAACTGCAGCAGGTCCAGAACCGCTAATTAGACTTCATAACTACATTAGAAATCTTTTTGTTGGAAGAGAGAACCAGAAGGTTACTCGTACTGACATTGCTGATATTGGTAATCTTATTGGCGTTTGCGTAGTTTCTGGAAACGTTCGTAGATCAGCTGAATTATTAATTGGTCGCTTAGATGATGAAACATTCCTTAACTTAAAGAATGCAGAAGTATTTCCAGAACGTAACTCTTACGATCCAAAAGCTCCTGGCTGGGGATGGATGTCTAACAATTCTGTATCAGCAGAAGTTGGTCAAGACCTTTCAGGAATTGTTGAAGGTATTGCACTTAATGGAGAGCCAGGTGTTGTTTGGCTTGACCTATCAAGAAAGTATGGTCGCTTAATAGATCCACCTAATAATAAAGATCATCGCATCATGGGCTACAACCCTTGTGCAGAGCAATCTCTTGAGTCATATGAAATGTGTACCCTTGTTGAAACATATTTAAATCGTCACGATGATATTGATGACTTTAAGCGAACTCTAAAGTTTGCATACCTCTACGCAAAGACTGTAACTCTTCTTCCAACTCATTGGGAAGAGACCAACGCAATCATGCAACGTAATCGACGCATTGGTACATCGATTTCTGGAGTTGCTAACTTTGCAGATCGTATTGGATTACCAGTAATGAAAGAGTGGATGAATCAGGGATATGCAGTAGTTAAGGGCTACGATGTCACTTACTCAGAGTGGTTAGGTATTCGCGAGTCAATTAAAACAACAACCGTTAAACCATCAGGAACTGTTTCAATTCTTGCAGGTGAATCCCCAGGAGTTCATTGGACTCCAGGTGGTAAGTACTTTAATCGTGCTATTCGCTTTGCTAACTCAGATCCAATGCTTCCACTATTTAAGATGGCAAACTACAGAGTTGAACCAGCATCAGAATCTCCTGACACAACCTCTGTAGTCTTTTTCCCAATTAGGTCAGATGCAGAGCGTGCAGAAAAAGATGTAACAATCTTTGAGAAAATGGCCCTTGCGGTCACTGCTCAGCGTTACTGGTCAGATAATTCTGTATCTGTAACTATCTCTTTTGATCCTGAGACAGAGAAGCAACATGTTGGCACAGTTCTTCATATGCATGATGGACAGCTTAAGACAGTTTCATTCCTACCTTCAGGAAACTTTACATATCCTCAAATGCCATACACCCAGATCACAGAAGAAGAGTATGAGCAAGAGGGTTCTATGAAGCTATTCCCAATTGACTTCTCTGGTGTCTACGCAGGTATGGCTTCTGATGCTATTGGCGAGGCGTACTGCACAACAGATGCTTGCGAAGTTAAACTAATCTCAGAAAATACCAAATAATAAAGGATTTTCTATATTTAAATAAGCGGGCGGTTTCGTATACAACCGTCCGCTTTATTTAGTAACCTAGATCATATATATGTAGAAGAACGTCCTATTACAGAGGATCAAATAGTTACTAAGTGTCCTAAATGTAATAGCGCACTGACTAGAGTATTTAGTGACACACCTGTACTATTTAAGGGTAGAGGTTTCTACTCGACTGGAGGATAGATGTCTAGACATAAAAACTTTGATTCTAGTACTACATTAACTTTAAATAAAGAAGACAGTGGTGTTACGGTTAGGAGTCTTAGGTTTTCTGATATTACTTCTCTATTTTATGTAAAAAATCTAAACAAAGAACACATAAAACCTTATGAAAAACTAGTAAACCAAGAAAGCATAGACTCTTCAGCATTTTCAATTGTATATAAAAAAAGAATGAAAAAAGAAAAACTTGTTGGAGAGATTGTACTTTCTGAGTTTGATGAGATTGATCAGTCATGTTTCCTAAGTATTTGGGTAGACAAAGATTTTAACAACTTAGGTATTGCTACAAAAGCAATAAAGATAGTTAAAGATCACTCTTTCAATACTTTAGGAGTTTACGAGATAAGAGCAGTAGTGCAACAAGGAAATAGTGTAAGTAAGAGAGTTTTAACTAAAAACGGTTTTAAACTTAAAGATTCATCAGAAGTAGTAAACTATCTTATTGATGGAACCTTAAAGTCTCACAACATTTACAAAGTATTTAAACAAGATCAGGAAGTAAAGTAATGCTAAATAAAGGAAAAGGCGGCAAGTCCGTAGCACCAGTACAAACATCTGGTCGTAAAAACAATAAACCTTCTAAGAAGTACCCACGCACTGCCCCAGCAGCAAGTGGTAGAGGTAAGGCAACAGGTAGAACTGTTGGCGGATACTCTCCAGCAAAGTTAGCAATTAGGGCAGAAAAGCGTAGAACAAATTAGAGATGCTCAGCGATCCTCATAAAGGCATTGATAGAGATTTAGATGTTTTTATGTCATCTTTGATTGACCCTGATGATATCTACCATAAGGGTCACTTTAGAAGACTTGCTAGAACAGTAGAAGTTTTACTGAAACAAAAACCAGAAGGAAGCCTATTAGAGGTAGGTACTAGCAAGATAGTTCCTATTACTCTTGCAAAGTTTAGTCCTGACTTAAAAGTTTCAGTTACCGATTTTGATTTAACTAAACCTAAAAAAGGTTCGACAATACTTTCTTTAAATGGCCAAGAAGTAAAAGTTCCCTGTTTTAGAGTAGATTTAGAAAATACACCGATACCAGTTCCTGATGAAACTTTTGATTACGTTCTTTGCTGCGAAGTACTAGAACATATGGAAATAGATCCTATGTTTATGCTTGCAGAACTAAATAGAGTACTAAAACAAAATGGAACTTTAATTCTAACTACACCAAATGTAGTCAGCAGTAGAGGCATTACAAAAATGCTTAATGGTATTGAGCCGTACTTTTATATGCACTATACAAAGAATAGAGAGTTGCATCGACACAACTACGAGTACAGCATATACTCTCTAACAAAACTTATTAAGGCTGCTGGATTTGATGGAAGCGCTTGGACTGAAGATACTTTTGAAGATCCTATACATAAAGATATAGATAGACTAAAAACTGCAGGATATAACCTTCAACACCTTGGTGATAATTTATTTACTGTTGCTAGAAAAGTATCTAAAGTTTTAGACATGCAACCAGATTGGATGTACTCAGACTAATGTTTATTAAAGAACATCCAAATATTACAGAACTAGGTGGAAGAGTTACTGATCTACGTAGACTTGTAGACCCAGAAGATAAGACTTGGTCAGCCACTAATCCCTCAATTGCCATGGCTCCTAAGAATAGATATGCAATTGCAGTACGTTCAAGTAACTACGTCATACTTCCTAATGGCACTTATCACGTTACTACTGGTGGTTTAATTCAGTCTCAGGTGTGGTTCTCTGAATTAGATAAAGAGTTTAAAATTAAAAACTTAAAAAAAGTAGATCTATCTAATGTAGGAGTAGAACTAAAAAGAGGACTAGAAGATCCTAAACTTTTTTGGAGAGATGGTACTTGGCATTTTACTGCAGTAATGCTGGAGAAAAGTCATACCCCATACGCTCGAATGGTAACTTGTGAATTAGATTCTAGAGGTTCAAAAGTTGTGTCTTTAGAGAAACATAGCGGGATGGAAGAAAAGAAACCAGAAAAAAACTGGATGCTTACTTCCGAAAGAAGTCCTAACTTTGATTTTGTATACGGACCAAATGCAATAATTAAAGACAACATCATGACTACCAAGATGGAAGATAGCCCTAAATTATCTGCACTAAGAGGTAATAGTAATCTTTTAGATTTACGTGATGATACCTACTTAGCGGTTATGCATCAAACTTTTCATAAGTCAGACATGATTAATTCAGCAAATTCTTTTGGAATGATTAAAGCCACTCTTAGGAACTACATTAGTTATTTTGTTAGGTTTGATTCTTATGGTTTTCCTATTGGTATAACTAAAGGATTTTATTTTTCCCGCCCGGGAGTTGAGTTTGCTGCAGGACTAACTCAGAATAAAAAGGACTTTATAGTCAGTTTTGGTAGAGAAGATGTATCGTCTCACCTTGCGTTTATAGATAAACAAATTATATTGGACGGTCTTCAAGGAGTCTGAATAAATGCAGGAATATAGTATTAATAGATGTTTAAAAAACTTATTCTTGCAGTTGTTATAATTTCACTCATCCTATTAGGCGCTAATACACCTTCCAAAGCATCAGGCATTAATGTCTGGAAGACAGAGAAGGATCAAACAATATCTAAAGATCGTTGGACTACCATGATCTTTGGGGATAGAAAAGAGATGGCTCCTATAGGACCAGGAAGAACTCTTTACTGTTCGCAGATCCATATGTACTTCCCTAATAAAAAACCTCGCTGGGTAAAATTACGTTTAGGTAGAGAACTTCCAAATGGAAAATTAGACACTACTGGCACTAACACATGGACCCTAGGTAAGAATGCCCCAGAGAAGTGGCAGGGAGCGGTCTGTTGGCCAATTAATACCGAGTACCCAATGACTATTCAAGTCAAGTTTGGCGGAGGTCCTAGTAAAGTAGTAATTACTCAAAAGCAGTACAAAGCATGGAATCCTGGAGTTGACATCCCAGACGAGGTACTTGTCTTTGATTAGTCCAGTTAAAATTTACTTTCTTGTTTATCTAACTTACGTTCCTTGATTAAATTGCTAGCAGTTTTGTTTTTGTAGTGGACAGTTTTAATTTGTTCAATCTTAAATGAGCGCCAAATTTCGTGACCTCTAGGTCCACCAATGACATCAATCCATTCAGCCTTAGAAGTTTTTACATGTTTTATAAATCTGTATCTTCCTCTATGCCCACAGATAGATACCTCAGTTCCAGATTCCACGTTTCTATTGTTAACACTAATAGAGTAAGTCTCTACCCACGAAGGGTTAGGATTTTTCTTAACTACTTTAGATATCTTTTTAGTTGCCATAAAACCATTATACCACACTCTATGACATTCTGCCATACGAGACATTACTAGACCAAATCTTTTCATACTCAACAGAGCGGTTTGGTTTAGGGGAATGAATTATTTTATTATCCCCAGCATATATCCCCACATGATAAACATATCCAGATTTGCTTCTAAAAAACACTAAATCTCCCAGAAGACGATCTTCACGAGAGATTTTATTTATTACTTTGTATTGACTGTTTGCTGATCTAGGTAACTCAATACCAACCTGTTTATAAACATATGTTGTAAATCCAGAACAATCAAAACATGTTCCGTTAGATCCTCCTCTGCAATAAGGTGTACCTATCTCACCTAGTGCGACTTCAAAAATTTCACTTACAACTTCTTCAGATACAACTCTTGCACTTGCTTGAGTGGATACTAAAAGTAAAGCACCAATTGTAACTACAACGGATATTAATATTCTTAGTAAAGCGCCCATAAAATAAAAAACCTCCTTATGGGGAGTTGTTAATATTTTACCATACAAGTTATTGAAATCTTAAAAAATCAGTGTTAGATAGTAAATAGTACTACTTATCCACAGGTCAACGTCCACAAGTAAAACTATTAATAATAAACAAAAAACTAAACAACTATAAAACATAAATAACCTATAGCCTGGACTTTTTTATACTTTTAGTGTAGGTTCTCTTTTGTGAGTAAAAAACTAGGAAACACTCGTGTCACTGGTAAAGAACAGTTTTATACGCCTCAGGGTCTTGCTGACAGAGTTGTATCTGATGCAATAGAAGTATTTGGATCAATCACTGATCTAGTTTTTATAGAGCCTGCAGGAGGCACTGGAGCGTTTGTAAATGCAGCAATTAGTAACTCCTTTAAAGAAATTATTAGTTACGACATCGAACCAAAACATTCAATGGTTATACAAGGAAACTTTCTAGAGCAGAGTCTAAATGTCTCTCGAGCAGTGACAATATCAAATCCACCGTTTGGAAGAAATAACTCTCTATCTGTAAAGTTTTTTAATCATGCTGCTTTGTACTCTGATTACATTGTTTTTATTGTGCCTCGTTCATGGCGCAAGTGGTCAGTTATGAATAAGTTAGATCCCTACTTTGAACTTAAAAAAGATGAAGAACTCACAATTAACTATGTAGATGATCAAGGTGTAAGTAACTACACGTCAAATAACTTACGTACTTGCATCCAATATTGGCAAAGAACTTCTAGTCCTAGAAACCCGTACGATGTAACCGACATGAGTGTAGTAAAGAAAACAGATCATAATAATGCTGATGTTGCCTTAACTATATTTGGCTACAGTTGCGGGACCTTACTAACCGAGTTTGAACGTAAACCAAATACGACAAAGATGTTTCTTAAGTTAAATCATGAAAAAGCACTAGAGGCTTTACAAAGTGTTGACTACTCAAAATTCTCTATGAACACCGCCTATACACAAGCATTATCTTTAAAAGAGATTAACTATTTAATTAACGAATACATTTTTGAATCCCCGCTAATGATTGGAGAGGTCACATGACATCTTGGAATTCACTAGAGAGATCTAAAACTCCTTTAACGTCTCACGTAGAGATGGATGAGATAACACGAGATCTAATACGTCCATTTGATTATCAATCAGAAGGAGAAGGAAAGTTTTATCCATATTTAATTCCTTCAGATATTCCAAAAGACTTCGGTATTGGAGTAGTAGTCGGCGCATCTGGAACTGGTAAATCAACTCTTCTAAAACATTTTGGAAAACATGAGCAACCTAGTTGGACGCAAGGATCAATTGCATCTAATTTTAAAGATGCTGTAGATGCTAATGAACGTTTATCAGCCGCTGGTCTAATGAGTGTCCCCGAATGGGTAAAGCCTTACAGCGTTCTTTCTACTGGTCAAAAGTTTCGCGCAGACCTTGCTAGATCACTTAAAAGCGGAGCAGTCATAGATGAGTACACATCTGTAATAGATAGAAACGTTGCTAAAGCAGCATCAACCTCCATGTCTAGGTATGTACGTAAAAATGGAATTAAAGGAATAGTCTTAGCAACTGTACATAGAGACATACTTGAGTATCTAGAACCAGATTGGGTGATTGATACAGATCGTGGCGAGTGGTCTAACGGGAGGTGGCTTTGTAGACCAGAACTGGTACTCGAAGTATATCCTGTCCACAACTCCATTTGGAGCCACTTTGCTTCGCACCACTATCTTTCAGAATCGCTCAATAAAGCCTCACACAACTACTTGGCTATCTGGGAAGGACAAGTAGTAGGTTTTGTTTCTTCTATGACTTACCCTTCGGGAACAGTTAAAAATGCATATAGAGAGCATCGTTTAGTAGTCCATCCTGATTATCAAGGATTTGGATTTGGACCACGTCTATCTGAGATTGTTGCACAGCATTATGTTAGTAATGGCAAACGTTACTACTCAAAAACATCGCATCCAAGGCTGGGTGGATATCGTGACAGTTCTCTTTTATGGAAACCAACATCAAAAAACCATATGAAACGCAAAGATGGACAAGACCCAGATAAAACACGCTGGACAATTAACCCAGAACGCTGGAGTTTTTCTCACGAATACCTAGGTTAAAACAGCCCACACAAATTTTTTCCCCTCACTTACCCCTCCTCCTCTTAGTTAATGGAATGAGAGCCCGGACAAAAGCAAATCACTAAACTACCGCAGTGATATGGTTTTTGTATGGATGATTACGATAACGAAACAGAGTTCATAGACTCGCTGGTAGAAATTGGCGCGCTTGAAATTATCTCCATAGACAGCAACGGGGAACCAGTCTATAAAGTAACTTCAATCTGTAAAGACGTATTTCCAGAACTGTATAAGTCTCACATAGAAGATGTAAATCAACTAGCGTTTGAATTATGGTTACTTGATGTAGTTGACATTGATTTTTCAGAAGAGGGAGAGAAAGTCTCCTTTAGACAGCACAACCATAAAAAGTTCCTAGAAAAAGAAAGCACACTCACTAAAGAACAGGTGGGCCTTGTAAACGTCCTAATGGACAAAAACCTAAGAGACATGGCTCAAAAATATCTTGACTAACGGCTTCTTACCCTAGGACAAACCGTCCCTAGACTCCTTACGGGTTTAGGGGCGGTTCTTTTTATTAAAGAAGATTTACTTTCTTATCTAAATATCCTTGAATAACTCTTGGTGTTATGTAGAAAAGAATTTCGCGAACTTCACAAACGTTACAGGCACAGAACGGTAAACCACTCTCTGTCTCAAAATCAGAGTCTTCTTCTTGCTCAACATCAATAGACTCATAAACATCTTGCATGTAAGACTCAAAACCCTTTTGAAGTTCCTCTGCCCAGTCACCATCTAAAATTTCAAATTTTCTCATAACAGTACAATACCCCAAACACCCACAAATTTCTACCCGGCTCTCCCTTGTCTTTTTCTTCTTTAGTGGGATGAGAGCCCGGACCATTTCCCTTTATGTAGTTAGTCAAATAGGGTAATTGGATCTATCCATGCTAGACTTTTGCAAGTAGGGTCCCCCTCCGCGAGTGTTGCATAATGGTAGTGCACCATCCTTCCAAGTTGGTAGTGCCAGTTCGATTCTGGTCACTCGCTCTAGATAGTAATTAAAAGGAGATTAAGTGTCCTACTCAAGATTTATTATTAGTGACGTTTATGTATTTGCAAGTTCAGACGGTGTTCATTGCTGTGCGTGTACTCTTATCGAGTCAATGGACGGGGCTTCTTTTGTAGCCAAATCAACTCAACAAATAGTTGATCATCTGACTATTCATAAATCCCTAGGACATAATGTGCCAGAAGATGTCTTTGATAATCTTTGGCAAGACGACAGCAAAAACTTTTAAAGTTAAACATCAGATAAAAATTTCGCCATTCGAGTTTTAGTACTAACTTTCACCTTGGCTCCTTTACAAACAATGTGCGCTTACGATGCTCTGTACAGTAACTTTTAAGACACTTAATGCGCGTTATATGGTGGTATAGTGAAGTTATAGACCCGCCAAGGCTATGTGCGAAAGCATATCCTCAAACTGGCGGGTCACTCATAGGTAATCCACTATTTCCATATTCCTTGAACTGTTCGGTATTTCCGTACAGTTGTGTACACAATGTACACAATGTACACAATGTACACAATGTACAAGTGGTCAGCATAGTTCGTTTGTTGTTTCAACTGGCATGGCGAGCGGGAACTGTGGCTCACTGCAGTATGGACAAAGCCAACGAGTCGCGGTTGAGTCGAACTCTTGACCACAACTGTCGCACTCATTCATTTTGTTTCCTTTCTTGGCATTTCTTAATCAGTTGGGGGATTAGTCGCATAGTTCATGGGGATTTAGTCGGTTTGATTCTTATTCTAGCCTATAGTCTCATTTTGGAAAGATTAAGAACAGTTATCGGGCTAAGAATCACTTTCTAAATAGTAAGATAAAATATATCTAACTTCATAGAAGGCACTCTTATGCCCAACAACGTACCTACTTATAGAGTCATTGCAGATACCCTAACTGCTAGTGTTGACAACATTGTTGTTACTGGCGCTGACATGTACATGGACTCAGTTACCACCGATAACAAAGTTGCAACCATTGGCGATGTTAACGCTGGCCTTAATGCTGATGGTAGTGTTAATATATCCGCTACTGAGCCCTCAGTAGAAATTACAGCCTTAGCAAGAGCTGGTTCTACTCAAGACATTCTTGTATTCGCATATGTACCTTCAAATCCTGAAGTGTATTTTGACACCGTAAACACCGAGACTAACCCAGTTAGTATTGCTATTATTTCGTCTGAAGTAGTAGGAGATGAGTATATCGTTACAGCTGGTGCTACTGGAGTACTTTTTGCTGTAGGACAGTCATATACCATAAATACAATATCATTCACTAATAC